CGATAGCCTTTGAGCAAGTGGTGTACCTACCAGAAAGCTTTGTGGGTACGGCCCCCTTCTCCATCCCAACTTCATAGAAGACAAAGCCATCGTTAGACTTTGATACGTAGAAGGAGGACCTACGTTTAGGTGAGGTGATTGTAAAGAACGGTTTGTCGTCTCGGAGTTCTTCTTTAATTTCTACCATAGGTACTCCAGTTTGATGGGCGTTTGTTTCTGTACATATCGTTCTGTATGTAACTCTTCTGCCTACGTGCGGCCTGCTCTATCTTAGGATCACTACCACCCTTAAGGAGGGAGAAGGCCGTTGACTTAGCCTCTGCTATAAGGTATGGGAACATAACCCCGTCAATGTCAGGTACGTAGTCGTCCGTTAGAGAGAACTCTGGGTATACAGTACCGAAGGCTCTACTCTTTGCGGAGGTTAAGGTCGTGTCAATCGTAGCGTCATAGGCATTCATTACGATGTGGTAGTCGTCAAAGGTTGTCCAGTAAGTTGGCTGGGCGTTGTTAGTGACACGAAGATTGGTACCAGCATTCTTGTCGTCTACAGATACGTAGTTACTCTCAATGCGGTCGCTTAGGTACAGGAACTCAACAGGGTCTTTCCACTTAATCTCAGTGTACTTGAACGAATCGTCATCCGAGGTGTCGTACCAAACCTTTTGGACATCCTTCGTATTTTCTGGATAGATAAAGTGTGTAGGGAAACTTGAGTCCGAGAGGGATGTCAGCTTGATTAATTGCTGGTGCTCGGGGATGTCCCGAGTGGATATAATATTGTAATAGGTAGACTCAACTATACGGGCAACCTGTTCTGCCTCTATAGTATCAGAGAGAGAGTTGATGTCTTCGGAGTCCATGTCAGACAAGATACTCTGAACAATTTCAAGGAGTGTCTTCTTGATAGCCATTCTTAGCTCCTCGGTATGCCTACGATACTCAAATAGGCGTTGGCAACTTGCAGAGTGCAGGCACCACTGCCCTTCACGAAAACCTCTATGTAGTCGTTAGTAGAAAGATCGTCATTCCACTGGATAGTTGTACTCCCCCAAGATGAGGTAGAAGCTGTGCGGACCATTCTTGATCCTTCCATAGCGGAGCCGTTAATGTACACTACATACTCGATATCTTTGTTCGACCCCGAGGCTTGGCTTGCTGCAACAGAAAAGGTGATGAGTGCGTCGATTGTCGGAGTCCCATCATACCTAAGTCTTGCGTTAGGCGAAGACAGGCCGGTAAATCCATTAGAGTCTGAAAGTGAGAACGTAGGATTTAGAACTGTGTCGCTTGTTGTTACCGAGTGACTATACGCAGGAGTAGAGCTATCAAATCCGATGTAACCACCTACGTAGTATTCTGTGTCTCTCCAGTTCCCTGAGTTGGCTCCGTCAGCAATATACACCTGACCGGAGGAGGCAGAGGTAATTCCCTTAGGTTCGTGGATTTCTCCTGCACCTAGAGTACTGTGTTCTACTGTTGGCATATCATTCTCCTAAGGGGGAAGGGGGACCCCGAAGAGTCCCCCTAGTAGTTTACTCGATTTCGAGGTACTCGATCACGAGGGTAGCTTCACCAGCGGTAAACGCAGCGGTGTCGTAAGTCGTCATGATGTACTGATCGGCAGTAAAGCGAACAGCAGTAAGGTCACCAGTCTCTTGCAAGACCAGAGCACCGTCACCAATAACGACATCACCGATTGCGTCAATCGTAGCGATGCCGGTAGAGAGGATACCGTCATCATCCGTGTTGGTACCTGCGGCAACCTTAAGGCCGATATCGAGGACGCCAGTAGCGCCGACAAAGGCAGTGGTTACGTACAGGGCAGCACGAGTGATTACCGAGCCAGCCGGGATGAACGGGTCTTCCGGGTTAGCAGCAGCGGTATCTGTGTTAGTCACGTCGGAGGCAGAGAATTTATGTACAAGAGTCTTATGTACATTCTCCGCAGACGAACCACTGTTTTTTACAGCAGCACGGTCTGTACCGAAGCGAACAACGAGGCCGTCTTCATTAGTCCAAGCCATGTTTAGTTCCTCCTATTACACAGTCGGGTTGGTTGCGATAGTGACCATGTTCTCAGGGCGGAACAACTTAGAGCCATACCGAGCCGTAGTAAGGAACTCAGTACGCTGGTAGTCTTTATTCCACTCCGTATCCACGACGGGCTGTTGACGCCAAGCAGCTTTCCACGGCAGGACATCACCCGCAGCAGAGAAGAAGTAGTTGGCTTTACCGTTAGTGGACGAGAAGTCATTGGTCGTACTACCATCACGCTCTGGAAGAGCACTGTCCGTAATTGTTGGCAGGTAGTTCGAGGTGTAGACATCGAAACCGTAGATGTTCTTTACGAACTTCATACCAGTTGCGATACCGTCAGCAACGATACCCTCCCAACGTGGGTTGTTAGAAACATCCACAAGGTTGGACAGAGTGTTGATAGTGTACTCAACCGAGGGGTCAACGATTGCAACCAGATTGGATTGCGGTACGTTAGCTTTCTTCAATGCGTATTGTGCATAGGCGAAGTCAGCAACCTCGATCTTACCAGAGTTACCACCCGACATACGGTGGTAGGCCCCGTTGATGGCACCCTGACCGTTTGCCGAATAGATAGCTTCCGGCTTCTCAAGTACTGTAGTCTCGAAGTGCTCCATGATTGCACGGCGCTGCTTCGGGACGAAGGACGAGACAAGCTGGCTCATATAGAATGAGTCCTGTTCGGCTTTCTTGGTTACGTAGGTACCCGAAGAGATATACTCGTCAATCGAGAACTGCCACTCACCAGTGTCCAAAGGACGGTAAACAACAGCTTGATCTTCGGTATAGTCATCCACGAGGGCATCACCCACCGAGGGAATGGTGAAGGTGTCACCATCAGGGAAACCATCCAGCATATCCACATAGCGGACAGCCATCAGGTCGTCTTGTAAAGTCTCTTTGAGTTCGTTCGACCAGAGTTCGGCACGAATCAGAAGAGAACTATTACCAGTTGTCATTCCAGACATTTAGTTTCTCCTAGTTAGTTGTAGAACTTTTCACCAAGAGCGAGACGATCTTCCATCATCTGTTGCTGCACCTTGGGTGAATAGTAAGCACGGGAGTCCTTACGGCGTAAATCCTGATAGTGTTGGAAGTTACGCTCGCCGGACTGGTTCACAAACCCTGCGGAAGTATTGACCGAGCCTTTAACTACGGTACCAGTTTCCTTGGTTGTTCCTTCGCCAATCAGACTAAGGAAAGCAGTAGGGGATTGTTCTGCGATGGCCTTCAGAGAGTCCAAAGACATACCCAGTTCATTACTACGCTCTTTGACTTTGTTGCCAGCTTCAGTGCCAAACACTTCCACCAGCTTGTCATTAGCAACCTTAGCGTTCTCCGAAGCAGTACGCTCCTTCTCACGCTTTGTCAGGGTTTCTTCTACGAGACTTTCAATATCAGACGCTTCAAGACTGGTCTGTCCTTGAGCATTCGTGCCGCCGTTCGTTTGCGGTGCGATAGGTTCCTTGACGGTAGGCTCTCCCTTTCGCATCTGTTCAAGAAGTTCCTTGACGTAATCCTGCTTGCCTACGTCTTCCCGAAGCTCTTTGGTTTGTTGCTCCAGTTGACGAATATACTCCTGAGCAGAAGCATACCCTTTGGCAATAGTCTGGGGGTCAGCCCAGTTGTCACCCTTCTCGGACACGATCTTTGCAACCCAGTCTTGGTTAGATTCTTGGTTGGTCGGATCGGCATTGTCTTGACCCGTGGTTTGGTCGAATACGTTCATTAGTTAACCTTTATCAATTCTATGATTTGACGGAGCTTTCGGTTTGCTCCATTGTTGTCTGCCTGCTTATGGCTCCACGACGGGATGTCATAGTCGGGGGCAGACTCTTGGTAGTCTTCTTGGAGTAACTTAGTTAACTCCTCAAAGGCATTCTTGTAGGAGAGGATTTCTTTCTTACGTTTTTCTTTAGCCTCTCCAGTTAGTCCCTTAAGCCAGCGTGAGTTCATTACAGACCCTCTTCAGCCGCCACTTGCATTCTTTCCATCATGTCTGCTTCCTTGTCCTGAGCAGACTGCTGGGTCTCCATCTGCTCTTGTACGGCAATGTTCTCTCCGTATAGAGCCTCTTCTCCTAGTTCATAGGAGATGAGTTCGGCAATCTTCTTACCAGAGATATGGGCACCGACAGTCGGGTCCTGTTTAATCTGGATAAGAGAGTTAAGGTTCTGAAGACGTTGAGCACGTTCAGCAAAGTGACGAGCGCCTACTGGAGTAATACGTCCTCGTGCAGTGATGTCTTCCTTAGTGATACTCTGAAACAGGAGAGCACCAGTCTCGTCGTCCAAGACCCTGATGGTGTCCACGTAGTCCATATTCCTACGGGCAGACTCAAGCATGGCATTCAGTACTGGTTCTACAAACTCTCTTTCGAACTTGGAGGCCTTGTGTTGGAAGATACGGGATGCTGCGTTCTGTAGTGTCTGGACCTCGAAGGCTGTCTTCTCGCCCGGAGTACGGATACCCATAGCCTGACGGGGTGCCCCAGCGAACTCTTCCATCTTGTTCTCAAGAGTTTGAATCTGGAAGTCTGCGTTTAGTGCTGTAGCATCAGGGACCATAGGTGCTACGTCACCCTCTTCCCCTAGGTAGATTCTACCGCCCGGTTCATACACGAAGTCTTCTACATCCCCTTTGATCTTCAGGATGGGGAGAGCGATCTGGTCAAAGACATCAGCCTTAAGGTTTTCCAGATGGTCAATACGGTACTGCATACCTACCAAGTTATCGAGGGGACCCATAGCCCAGAGGTTGTCAGGGCGACTACGCCAACCAGAATGGAAGATAGCATCCTGTCCAATCCACGAAGGGAAAGCCTTGTCTTCGATGACGTAAGCCCTATCGACTACAGTGACGATTCGGTTTTCTTTAAGTTCGTTTGTATTAGTGTCGAAGATGTCCCCGTAAAAGGTGAGAACCTCTACGTAGTTAGAGCCGTAGTAGTGTTGGATATTAGAGAATCCATCAGCTATAAACCCGTCACCCTTTTCCAGAGTGTCTGTCCCAGAGACTGATTGCCTATTGGTGAGCATCTTATCAAAGATAGCACTCTTGGACTCATCCCCTTTAATAATGTCACGCTTCAACTCTCCCAGTGTAACGATAGAACGCACAATCTTTGGGGAGTGTACAAAGCTGGAGGCTACGGGGTTAAAGACAATATCGAAAGGAGAGATACGGACAAGACGTGGGCCTATATACCCTGCGATCTGTTCTCCGTTATCAAGCTCGGTGTATTCTCTTTCGAACTCTACAGTAGCAAAGCAATTACCATAAAGTATAAAGTCATCCACCAGTAGATCAGCTTCAATTTCAAACTGAGACTGACGGATTTTATTTTCCATATAAGCTTGGATAGTCTTTTGTTTCTCATTAGAAGCTCCTTGAAGATCGTGAGCTTCCCATCGAACCCAATCACTATTAGGGAACAAAGCGGCAGACAGGTTTGCCTTCAGGTTATCGTAAATCTGGGTAAGTTTGGGAGTCGTGGTGGAGTTTGACCACTCTAGGCGAGAGTTAGTAGTAGTGCGGGTATCTGTAGCAAAGACATAGTTACGGAGTTCCTTACGTTCCTCAACCCATTGGTTACGGAGAGAATGCCAGTCCTGCCACTTATCAGCGATCTCGCAAGCGAGTGTGTCCGGGTTTAACAGGTGTTGTACGTCGAGTGCTGGTTTCACTAGTGGCTTCTCCCGCCGAACCTAGCGTTGAAGATTACATTATCCTCAGTGCGTCTGGTTCTCATTGTCTGTGCTGGCTTAACAGCGAATTGAATTGCGTTAGTCAGTGCGTCTTTTACATCATCGTGTGGAGGGTTTCTCGATACAAGTTCTTCTTCCAGAACCTGAGTGTTACCCCCTCGGTAGTGATAGACCTGACCATTATCGTATCGAGGGATCAGAGCAGCCTCCATACGTTCCTCCTTGGAGCCTTCGTTACGGGTAGGTCTTACCTCTTCTACCTTAAGGCTGAGGCCATGGGGGGCGAAGTAGTCTTCCTTCAGTGCTCTTACGATTGCTTGTTGGGCTACAGTAGTCTCTGCTACCAACTTCCTGAAGTCCCACTTGTTGTGGAGATGGAGGATATTTTTAAAGTACTCAGAGATTTTATCTGTACGGAATCTTTCGATGTCCAAGACGTAGATGTTGTTGTCAGCGTTTATACCAATCACGATGATACAGGTGTAGTCTGCGGTCTTTCTAAGTGAGTAGGCGAAGTCGATAGCAGCTACTAGGTTCAGTCTCTTATTGTTGTAGTACCAATGGCCTTTGTCCTGCTTTAGGAACTTACGGTCGAAGTATTGAAACTTATCATAGTCAATTGGTCTGGAGTCAGGGTCGGATGGATCGTTGTAGTACTGTGCCCTGAACTGCATACGGTCTAGGTACTGCCCTCTCTTCTTAGAGAGAATCTGTTTATCGAAGCCGAACCACTTACCGTCCTTACGCTTCTGTCTAGGCCACAAGAACTGTCCAGTACCGTCACCTCTGTCCTCTACTGCTCTCTCGTAGATTTCATAGATTTGGTCTTCACTACACTTCTCCCCAGTCTCCTCGTCGTAGACATCCTCCTTCATTTCGAGCATATCGTTGTAGAGGTCTTTGGGGTGGTACCTAGTTCCTACTACCCACTCCCTTGCCCCCGCACCTTCGATGGAAGACAGAAGAGAGTATTGGCTACGGACCTTGTTACGTCCTTCTTGGTTGTAAGCGTTCTCTTGTACCACTACGTCGTCCAGTACTGCGATGTCACAGTGTAGACCAGTGATGGAGGTAGTGAGGCCAGCAGTGAAGACTGAAGGGTCTCTTACGTTCTCTTCTTTACGGAGAGGGTGGTCAAGAGAAATCTCCGAGGATGTCCACTTGGCTCTCTTACCCTCTTCTTCATTTACGTGTTGAGGCCAGTACCTACGGTAGGTCTCTGAGGTGAGAATACCCTTGATGAAGGAGAGTTGTTTCTCGGCAAGGTTGGCTGTAGCAGAGATATACAGAACTCTTAGAGTGGGGTCTTTAGTCAACTCCCAAGCTACACGATAGGCGACGTGTCTGGACTTACCATGGTCTCGTGGGAAGAGTAGAAGCTGGTGTGTCTTGGCGTTCTCTCTGGTCCACCAACGGATTACGTCCTTATGACAATTACCTAGGACTTCTGTTGGAGCAACCAGAGCAATGAAGAACTCAAGCTCTTGTTCCGCTCTTTCCCTGATCTCCTCTACTCTCATTAGTATGAGTCCTCTGGGGAGGTTTCCATTAGAGTCATGTGGAGGCTTCTACAATTCCTGCTTCACCTATGTCAGACGCCCAGTATCTATCTAACTCTCTTGTTATATCACCATCATCAAGGATACTTGAGGTAGAGAGGTCTGGGATACCTAGGGCCGTTGCCGTTGTCACAGCCGCTGCACCATTCAGGGAGATACTGATCTCAGTACTCGTGACTCTCCACGCGATATTGTAAGGTACGTCAGTGCCGGGTGTTAGTTCTGCTACAGCGGTAGCCGTCGCAAGAGACCCTCCGTTAATCATCTGTAGTTTTACAGTACCAGTCTTAGCTCCGGCAGTGTCTAGTTTGACAATGATACGATTGTTATTATCTACTTTAAGATCGACGAAAGTGGCTTCTGCTGCCGAGCCGTTATCAGTGTAAGTGATAAGACCTTCGTGTGCTCCCGATATTGCTGAAGTATTGTAGATAGCATCCCGGATAGCATCTGTCGGGTTGAACATTGCATCGAAGGTACTCTTCGCACCAGAGAGTTGGTAGTAGCCGCCATCGTAGTCTGCAATAGCTGTAGGAATAATACTCTGAACAGCGTAGTCAATCCCCGGCATATAGAACGTAGTCGTGAGGAGGGTTGACAGACTCTCTAAGCCGATCCCACCAAGAGACACAAGATACTCAGACCACATGTCATTCAAGGAGCCGGTGTAACCGAGGGACGAAAGCTTGGCTCTCTCCATGTCTTGTATAGACAGAAGACTAGAGTAGCCCCCGACATCAATGAGGCGTTCTTTCCTACGATCATCCACACTGCCTTCGTAGCCTTGCAGTATAGAAAAGAATGAATCATTTACAGCCACTAGAGATTCCTTACTTATCTTTTTCCATTGCGACCAGCCGCGCAGTGAGGGCCGCGTTTTCCTGCGTAAGATACCGGTTGGAGGCAGCAAGACTTGCGTTTTCCATTACAAGATTCCCGATGGTGTTTGCCACCTGTGCCTGAGTGTCTTGGTCAACTTTTTGAGTGTTCATTACAGTTTAATCCTCAGTTCACCTGTTGAGGTTTGGTAGACATCACCAGTCACAAGGCCGCCTGTGCCCGCTGCGCTGTCGTCTGCATATGTCGGGTTATCCATGTTGACCCGGCCAGTGCCGTGGGGTGTCAAGAAAATGCTGGCGTTTTGTGTATCAGTCCGCAGGACCAGATCGCCGTAGGTACTGGCAACCACCGCATCCCCAGAGACTTCCTGAAACAGCGATAAGTGGCGAGTTTGGTTTCCGCCACCGAAGATATTTACAACGCTCCTGTAAGCCCCTGACTGTGCAACTGATCCATCGCCAAAGAAGTTTACATCCAACTGGTTGTTTGCGGTGTGAGTCTCATCCCCCGCAGTAACCTTGCCAGCGATAGACACGTCCCCTGCGAACGTTGCTAACTTGTTCTGGTCCAGTGTCAGTACACTCTGTTCCGTACCGTTCTTTGCTGTTCGCAGTATCAACGAGGTGTTAGCCGTCGAGTTCGAAAGGGCTGTGATGTAAGACGCTACACCTTCATTACCGAGTGCAAGGGCCTCTGTAGCCGACGATCCGAACACCCGTAGGGTATGTTTTCCGTTAGCCCCCGGAGTGATGTCAACATTCGACCCGTCCAGCCCAAGCATAGAAGTATTGCGGTAGGTCATCCACAACTTGCTGGACGTGACCTTGATGTGGGTTCCCGCGTCGTTTTCGCCGTAGGACTTAAAGGCGTGGGTGTAAGCGTGGTCCCAATCGACGGCACCATCTGAGACAGTTCCGCTAGAGTGTGTTGGAGGAGTAGCACCTGTGGTCCCGCTGGTTGAGGCTTGGTACACATTGCCTTCGTATTCCCGGTAGTCCCCGGATGTAACCGCCTCGCTTGTGGTCCAAGCGGTTGTTCCGTAGACAAGGCCGGTTGTGACTTCAAAGTGAATACCATCACCAGAGGCCAGAGACACAGCCCTATCAAACGTGCCGCCAGTCAGGTCAACGCCGTTCTTCCAGCCGCCGACAAGATGCAGCCCGGCATCGATATCCTCTGTGCCTTTGGAGTTCAGACGGATGCCAGTCCAGAACTGGTCCTTGGCTGCGGTGCTGTTATCCCTCTTGAAGTTGAGGACAATGGCTTTCGCCATGTTGTCGTTGCCGTTATCATCAAAGGTCCACTCAAGACCTTGGAGAACTACGTCATCAACACTTGACTGGATAGTGCCACCAAACACCCCACCAGCAGGAGCACCGTGGATACGGTTAACCGTTGAGTCACTCTCCGTAAGCAGTACGTTTGTTCGGTAGATGAAAGCATCACCTGCGCCGTCATGGGTCAGGTTTCGGATAAACCCGTACCACCCGGTTCGGCCAGCGGTGTTGAAGAAAGACTGGTTCTTCCCACTGTCAAATAAGACACTACACACATCAGCCGATGTCTCTTCCACAGTAGCATATTCAGATAAAGAGATATCTGCACTTGGCGTCCCTGCGGTGTCTGCGCCAGTGATGTAAATGCCAAAGGTTCTCAGCGTCTGAAAGTCGCCATCGAAGCCAGTCAGGATACTGTTAGACGGGGCCTGAGATGAAACCGGGGCCAAGACGCTTAGATGCTCGTGTGCACGGGGCCGAAGGGTCGCGCTCTCTGTGGTTTTCAGAGTACCGGGACCGTAGGTATTGACTAGCAAAGACGCTACCGAGGCAGTAGACGTATAGGTCTTATCTGCTTCAAGGTATATCCACTCACCGGGGCGAGCTACTTCAGCCGCATCAATGGCTGCTGTGTCGTCGGTTGTTCCATCCCCTGTTGCTCCAAAGTGTCTGAAAGTTGTAGGCTCTTCGGAGTCTATCCCAGCTTCACTCAGATCGTTAGTGACGGAAGACGTACCAGTCTTGGATGTGTCTACTCGGTACGGAAGGCCATCCATTAAGAAGACTTCACCGTTACTCAAACTTGCTTTCGCTGCTTGTACATTGGCAGCGGAGCGAGTATCAAACGACAACAGAGCCTGATTCGATAGGCCAACAGGGGAGCCATTGATCGTCAGAACTTCTGCATCTATCGAAGAGACGTTCAGAATGTTGTTACCGTTGAGGTCCAAGTCTGCCGTCATAGCATTGGGAGTGCTACCGTCCAAGGATAATGTGTTATTAAGTTGGTTGTTTATCTTCTCAAGATTCTCGTTAACACTGGAAGCGTTGTTCGAGATATTCGGGACAGAGGATAACGTAGCCTTCTTCGCCATTACTGTAGGAGTCCTTGTTCTCTAAGTCGATCTACGTCAGAGGAGACTGAATCGAAAGCCTTCTCGGTGGTTTCTTGGGTCTTTGCTTTAGTAGCCTTGGTCTTATCTTTCCAAGGTTCTTCGATCAGGTACTTGGCGGCAGTGAAGGAGCTACGTCCGTCTTCCCTGACTTCCTTGAGGATTGCTTGGAAGGCCATTGCTTTACGCTTGATGTCAGTCTCTCTGCGCCAGTCTTCTACGTAAGGAGTGAACCATTTACACTTGAGGAGGTTCTCCCAGAAGCGCCATTCGCCGAACACCTCTTCTGCAAAGACAGTCTCAGTAGGATCGTTGATAGTATAGTTGATAAAATAATCCCTAAGGCTGACACCAGTGGTGGTCTGGTGCTGTGCACGTAAAGACAAGAAAGGTTTACGCTCTAAGGCTGCTTTCTCTACAAAAAGACTTGAGGTACGCATATGTCCCTGAGTGGAATATAATTCTTCTTTAGTAAAGATAGGCATACTCTTCTCCCCCTATATGTATAGTATGACATGTATTTAGAGGGGTGTCAATAGAAATCGACATATTAGTATAGAAAAGACAAAATAAGATATTGTACCTATAGTACTCTAAGAGTATTCCTAGAGTATCTGTACTTAG